CCATAGATATACACATCAGATACTTCTGAAAAACGTGTGGCAATCTCTTGGCGTAGAACTTCGGCAAAGCGAACAATGCCCATGTCAAAGGCAACAATCTCAGACTGAATTAACCATCTGCCACGCACCTTCTGGCCTATAGTAGCAGCGGGGGTAAGACCAAAGTCTAAGCCAATATAAAGAGGCTGAGAGGCGGCGACTGGTATTTCCTCTTTAGCCACATGAACATCTTGTGCAAACATTGGATAGATAGGTTTACCATCCTGAATGGCACCCAACTTGTTCATTACATAAACATCAATCCAACTTTTGGTCTTACCGCGTATAAGGTTAGGGTAATAGTTCTCAAGCATGTGCCGACGATTCTCAGCATCCTTGTTTGGCTTGTAATCCTCGATCTCACCTTCTTCACTGCGAATCTCTAGCATCCCAGAGGGTTGCGTAAAGAACTGCCAGTTATCTGGCTTTACTAGCATCTTAGCTTGTTCACGAGGAATGTGGTCTGGGATTGGAACTTCACCAGACATAATAGGCCACCAGTGATCTTCTTCTGGTGCGTTAGTATCTGCAATGACACCAGTCCAACTTGGGCCACCGTCACGCATAGAAGGGTAACGACCAACACGCATAGTACACGCATCAATGATAGACTTTGGTATCTCCCTTGCCTCATTGATCCAGATGCCAGTCAATTCGAGAGAGAGGAGTTTCTTGACATCTTCGGGACGATCAAGGGCAAGGAAGATTACTTCAAGTTCGACTTCGCCGCGCTTGATGTTGTGGGTATATGGGACTGACCATGTGAACTTTCCCCATTCGTTTTCTGGGAACCAGTCAAGCCATGTCTTAATAGTTGTAGTTCGTAGCTGTGGGTTTGTGTTCCGTATAATAGCCCATCGAGACTTTCGTAATCCGTCTGGCCCCTTCTTTTGTTGAAGCGCCCTCCGAAAAACCTCAACACAACATCCAACACTTTTACCACTCCCTACTGGCCCCCGAATCCCACGAAAGAAAGTATCGTCCTTCATAAAGGACTTTAGCACTTCACCGTCAGGCTTGTACTTAAAATCAACCACTATCGCAGTCCTTTGTCTACTCCGACCTTAATCATGCACTCTGCCACATCAGGCCCGATATTGTCTATCACTTGGTCTAGCATATAGTTTGTCACAAACATCTTCCCATGCTTTTCATCTACATGCTGGAAGTGAACCTTCTTTACAATGCCACGAAGCATGCGAAGTTCTTCAGGTTTTAGTGAGTTTACAAAGCTCATTTCTTCTTTGTGGCTTTCTTCTTAGGCTTAGAATAAGCCTCATTCACATCAGGAGTGGAAGGGTCGTCTGCCTTCAATCGTCCCTTGGAGCTGCGAGAACGTGTTGGTTCTGGCCCTTCCACCAAGCGGCGCGAGTCAGGGGTTCTCGTTTTGCCGCTATATGTTGTACCAGCAAGCTCGTGTGTCTCGCCAGTATAGAGTTCGCCACTAGGTAAATACCAAGTCATATCTATGTCCTATACTTCTTTACTTTCCGAGCAATCGTTTTCGGTTGAGCCACAAACTGCTTACCCTTTGCCTTGCCCTCTCGTTTAGCTCTGGTTGTAGCTGCATATTCAGAATCACTAAGAGCAGCAATAGCCTTGCTAGGAAGGTAACGCTCACCAGTCTCACTAGACTTCTTGCCAGACTTGGTGCGCCATTTCTGCTTTCCCCAATTGAGGAGTGACTTCTGAGGAGCCTTCATTTGTAACCACCGCCACGTTTCTTATATTCCTTGGCAAGTAGTTGCGCCTTTCTGGCACTCCATTGTCCAGCAGCAGTGCCATGTGTGGCCTTGGCTTTAATGGCACTAAACAAAGACTTTCTCATCTTTGGCTTAGTATAGTTACCCGCTGCATTAACTGCCATTACGGAAACCTCTTCTCTGTGTCAGGCATGTCAGAAAGCTGAGTGCCAAGTTTGCTAAGAAGGCTGCGGAGCTTTCGGGCACGATCATCTTTCTCTTTGCTCAACCCACCCTCTGGTATGTTGTTCATAATATTCTCTAGCTCTTCTTCGGCAGCATTGTATTGGCTGAGAAGAGACTTACTATTCTTGTTCTTTGGTGGCCGACCAACTTGCGAACCATACGTTCCTTTACCCATAGGCATTACTTGTCTCCTCCTAGTGCGCCAAATACAACAGAGCCACCTTCAAGAACCTTGGCACCTTTGTATTGCTCAGCTTCTTTAATCAAAGACTGCAAACGCTTTTGCTTTGCCACCAATGACGCTTTTGATTCTTTGCCCTGCAACGCTCGAACACCGCGGCGCAGTGCAGTCACAACATTCTTAAATGGCTCACCGCTGCTTCGATCACCTATCTTAGCATGCTCATAGTTAGGTATAGTTGATAACTCTTTATTAACCTTCTTTAGCAAAGAAGTGGCACGACTAGCCGATCCTTTAGGCATTTCTACTATCCTTGTTCTTATTTCTCTTGCTAATAGCCCTAGCCTTGGCACGTGCGTCAGCCTTACTACTGGCACCCCAAGCTTTTAGGCTGAGAAGAAGACGAGTAGGTTTGCCATTGGCATCCCGCTCTGGGCCACGCATCCCCGCCATCCTTGCCAAGAAACTGGCACGACGAGGATTGTCACCACTCTTCACTGGAGCCTTCAACGTGCCACCCTTGTAAGACGCACGGCCCTTGGCATTCAAGCCACCCTTGGGGTTCTTACCCTCTTTACGCGTCCAAGCTGGTGTCTTCATAACCAATCTCCTATGCGAACCTTTCTAAAGAAAAATATTTTTTGAAGCAACGCACAAAACCTTTAATGGGAAAAATGCTAGGAAAGGACTACTGACACTGGCCCAATGCCGACTTTTTGACCCCCTACCTACTATGACAGATCAATGGATACCTTAATATCCCCTGCTACCTGTACCTGCGAGCGATCTATCGGTTTGAATCCAGCACGATCAAGTATATCCTTGGATGCTTCTAGCTGAACGTACTCACTCTTGGCACCTGAAGCGAGCTTCAAGACCTTTGCAGCCGCTACTGTAGCATTCATACCGAGTTGCTCTGACACCCGTTGCATCATATACTGTTGCACATGTGGTTGCCGTAAGGCCTTGGAAGCACTCACTCTTCCAGACTCGCCCTCTGCATAACCCGCTTCTCTAGCAGCTTGAGTGACACTACAACCCAATGCTACGAGTGTATCTACCAAGCGAGTCTGTTTGTCAGTCAATTTCCTAGTTTCAATGGTGTTCATTGTGTCCTCTCGTTAGCCCCCCTCTCCCTCTCTCCCCCCACAATAACCCGATTGACTGACAAGTTGTCAAGATGTGACGTGGCGTCACTTCTTGTCAACAAGAGTGATTGCTGGTGTTGCACCCCTTGACAGAGCATATGGCCATTGAGGCCATCTGCCCTGTGTGACGCTCTCAGGGATTGTCTATCCCTGCCGCGAGGCAGACCCAAGACAAACAAGGTTGTTTGATCCCCTTTTCGCTCTCGCAAACAAGGACTTAGGTTCGTCGATCCGAAGGATTGTCGAATCAGTCCGAGGGGATACGCACGTGCAGCTGCGCGCTTGCGTTCCCCTCAACTTATTCGCCAAGTCACAGTGGCACTGGAGTGCCTAGTTCCAGTGGCACACTGGAGTCCACCACCAAGCAGAGGCACATGCCCATCGAGGGCATGCGACTCTGGCAGACGGACGACGCTCCCGCTTTTGTCGTCCTAAATCCACACGCGGGTGCGGATTTACTGCGGTCAGCTATCGCGTAATAATATCCGATCGAGGGATAGATATGGGCCGTGGCGGTACACGCCACTAAACCGCAAGCGGTTTACCCATATCATCTATGTCAATACCTTCAGAAACAACTCGGTCAATGCGCAAGCGTTATTGTGTCACGCAGAGCGTGACGCTCTTTAGTTTATTCGCGCACTGAGTCTCATTGTTTCCTCACCTACGGCTGAAACACTTCGTGATGGAACATCACCAAGTGTGTCAGGGTTTGACTTCGACCCTCGAAAGGATGTTCGGGAACCGTTCAAAATATCAGAAAGGAATGAACAATGAGTGAAGATATTGATTGGGTAGAGATAGAAGCAACGCAGCTTACAATACCAGCCTTCACATTCTTTTGTGACTGCTGGATGCAGGAACAAGAGGATGATGAAGAAGATACAATATGGTTTTAAGAGAACCGCTGCCAACTGATCGACCAGAAGCAAGGCAACCTCGGCAGAGCCGAGGCGCAAGCGGCCTTGCGTCTGCTCGATGCAGTCGGACGGTCGCGAAGGTGTCGAAAGACATAATACAACTTATCAACAATGGAGAACAAAATGGATAAGAAACAAGCGAAACTAATCAACTCAACACTTCAGTCTGCTTACACAGGTGAGGACAACGTAGCACTAAGCGCAGCGATAGCTCGCTTGTGTGCGGAGATGTACGATCCGCGCATGAAGCTAAACCAAGACACTGGTGCATATGAGGAAGTCAACAGCCACCAGTGGGAACAGTTATTCTTCATGCAACACATTGCGAACCACTTGTGGGCAGCAATGTATGACACGCGTACCAACACAAAAGGGTACGTCAAGGGCGTCAAGCACAAGCTGGACAAAGCGATGGTCAACTTGAAACAGGCCAGTGCGCAGTACGATGGTACCGAGATCGCCCTTGAGGCCCTTGATCGAGCGGAGATGTGGGTGCAGCAACTCGAAGAGAAGCTTGCGATGTTCGAGGAGATGTACCACATGTTTGCCGACTTTATGGAGGTTGCATGCGGTAGCACCCACAAACCATGGGAACCATGGACGACAGCAGTCGAGGTTAAGCCAGAAGCAAGCTCTGACAAAGAGGCAGAGATTGCGGCACGGCTTGCCGAGCGAGGCCTTGATATGGCAGTGGGTAATGCTGCCAACACCAATGGCGTTGATAGCGCGAAGACAGCATAACCGAGGGGGGCAAGTCCCCCCTTTTTTCTTGTTGCATAGGTTGGGTTAACCGCAACCGTGCAGATATATGCGCAGCGGCCAACGTATGCACGCTGTGAGAAACGAATCCAAAAAGGAGAACATTATGGATACTCGTGACAATACCTTAGTTACCACTTTGCGTGGCATCATTAAGCAAGAGATTGAACTGGCACTCTATGTTCGAGACAAAGAGCCAAAGAATGAATCGCCAATTGATATTGAAGATTATCGTGGCGACATCGAAACGATGATCTCTGAGTACATTAACTACAATGTCACAGTGACAATCGAAGGCTAAACCAAAGTGACGTAACGTCAAAAATATAAATGACGCTACGTCACTAAACTATTAGTTAATAAAGTGCTGCATACTTGCAGTGTAACAACCACGGAGAACACCATGCTAGACATGACAAACGAATGGAACTTTCCCATTCAAACACAACCTATCTATGACATCAATGGCGAACCAATCGAGGGTCACAAAGCAGTGATGCGCACTGACACCAACAAAGTGTTGGGCGTACACGGCTCTCGCTACAAAGCAGTAAGCCATGATGATGTTGTCAATTCAATCTTGGACGGTGTGTCACAAGCAGACTTATCGAATGACTATGACATTGAGGTTGAGGTGCTAGAAGATGGACGCAAGTTACGCGGTCAGATTCTATTCAATGATCTTGTAGTTGAACCCGCAGTCGGTGACTACACCAAATTCAAAGTAGACTTCTTCAATAGCTACGATGCGTCGTGGTCATTCTCACAAGCAGCCAGTGGCCTAC